GTATATCCTCCGCCCAATGAAAAACTCAAAGAAATTTATAATATATATAGAGAAACCGTTATGTTCAAAGAGGCAAATAAATGACAGACTTTACAGTTTACCAGCAGTATATTCACAAGAGCCGTTACGCAAGATTCCTTCCTGAAAAGAACCGTCGAGAACATTGGAATGAAACTGTTCAACGTTACGTTGATTACATGTTCGAGAAGGTTAATATCAACGACGATAAACTAAAGAAGGAAGTTTACGACGCTATCTATAATCTTGAAGTAATGCCTTCAATGAGAGCTCTTATGACTGCTGGTAAGGCTCTTGATCGTGATAATGTTGCTGGTTATAACTGTTCATACCTACCAATTGACGATCCTAAAGCATTCGATGAAGCAATGTGTATTCTTATGAATGGCACTGGTGTTGGCTTCTCTGTCGAACGTCAGTATGTAAATAAACTACCGGAAATTCCAGATCAGCTTTATGATTGCGACACTGTCATTACAGTTCGTGATTCTAAGGAAGGTTGGGCCAAGGGATTGCGTATGCTTATCTCCTTGCTTTATGCTGGCGAAGTTCCAAAGTGGGATCTATCTAATCTACGTCCTGCTGGTGCACCACTAAAGGTGTTTGGTGGTCGTTCTTCTGGACCAGAACCATTGAATGATCTATTCAAGTTTGTTATTCGTATTTTCAAAAACGCACATGGGCGTCGTCTCACTTCACTAGAGTGTCATGACATTATGTGTAAGATAGGCGAAGTCGTAGTCGTTGGTGGCGTTCGACGTTCAGCAATGATCTCCCTATCTAACTTATCAGACGACCGTATGCGTCATGCTAAAGCAGGACAGTGGTGGGAAGCAAATGTTCAAAGAGCTCTATCAAACAATTCAGCAGTATATACCGAAAAGCCAGACGTCGGTCAGTTCATGGCAGAATGGCTCGCAATTTACGAATCGAAGTCGGGCGAAAGAGGTATCTTTAGTCGAGACGCATCTCAGAGAGTGGCACGCAAAAACGGTAGAAGAGACCCATCTTTTGAATTCGGCACTAATCCCTGCTCTGAGATTATCCTGCGACCTTATCAATTCTGTAACCTTACAGAAGTCGTTATACGAGAGTCTGATACTGAGAAATCACTTGCTAGGAAGATTAAAGTTGCAAGTATACTTGGCACTTTCCAGTCAACGATGACATACTTCCCATATCTACGTAAGATATGGCAGAAGAATACAGAAGAAGAGCGTTTGCTTGGCGTATCATTTACTGGCATTTACGATTGCCCGTTGATGAATGATTATAATGATCCAGAATTACCTGCAAGACTAGAACGTCTACGTCAGGTTGCTATTGATACAAATAAGGAATGGAGCGAAAAACTTGGAATTAATCAGTCAGTGGCCATTACCTGCGTCAAACCAAGTGGAACGGTTTCTCAATTGGTACTTAGTCCTTCCGGTATTCATCCAGGTCATGACCATTATTATGTGCGTCGTGTACGCTCTGATAACAAAGATCCACTTACGAAGCATCTTATTGACGCAGGTGTTCCTTATGAGCCTGACGTTACTAAGCCTCACAGCACTACGGTATTTTCATTCCCAATGAAGCTACCTGATTCTTCGATTACAAGAGAGCATGTATCGGCTATTGATCATCTAGAACTTTGGTTGAAGTATCAGCGCCATTGGTGTGAGCACAAACCTTCTGTTACTATTAATGTAAGAGAAGAAGAATGGCCACGTGTTGGTGCATGGGTTTATGATCACTTTGACGAAATGTCAGGTGTATCATTCCTTCCTCATGATGGTGGAACTTATCGTCAGGCTCCATATGAAACGATCACTAAAGAAGAGTATGAAGCAGCGATCATAAATATCCCGACAACAGTCGATTGGGATGATCTTGTTGAAATGGATGATAATGTAGAAGGAGTACAAACTCTCGCATGCACTTCTGGTAATTGCGAAATCTAAGAAGGAATAATAAATGAAGGTAGACGCAGAATTATTCGATCTTTGTAGAGAATTTATAAAAGAAAATAAAATTGAATGTTCGGAAACTATATACCAAACAGACAGAGTAGCTGAAAATTCTTTAGAATTTATTGAATCAATCTGTGACTTAATTGGATACCATGAAGAAGATGATGATGAAGGGTATGAAGAAGAAGATTGATAACACGTATCGATCCTCCTCTTCCCCTTTATACCCCTAAAGGAAAGGCTTTAGCTCATTTTTTAATCGATTATGGGTTTGAGCACGATTTATATTGGGTGTGTTTTCAAGACGAAACTGGTGAATGTTGGACTTGGAATAACAAAGATATAAAGGCGCAAAACAATATCACAGCAGGCAGATCAAACATCCAGAAAGAGTTAAAATGATTAATAGTTTAATTCCTTTATTGTCTTTTATGATCAATCCGGATTGGACAGTTACTAAAGACGTTCAATATGGCAAAACAATAGAAGAAAAAGCAGATTTATATTTGCTTAATAGTGGTGTAAGACCTGCTGTTGTTTTCATTCATGGTGGCGGATGGATGGCTGGCGATAAAAGTGTTTATGAAGGCAGAGCTAAAAAATATGCTTTAGCAGGTTTTCATACATTTTCTATTAATTATAGATTAGCAAAAGCAGACAAACCAGAAACTCAATGGAGTGCTCAAATACAAGATGTTCAGCATTTTATTCGTTGGCTTCGAGCAAATGCTGCCTCTTTGAGAATTGATCCAAATAGAATTGCAGTTTGTGGCGATTCTGCAGGAGGACATTTGTCTTTACTTTTGGGATCTTTAGATTATAATTATCCTGGTGATAGAAAAGATGAGTTGAGTTCATATTCTTCTAAAGCTGCAGCGGTAGTAAACATGTTTGGCCCTTCGGATTTATCTACTCCTGAAATGCTGAACGTTTTAAAAACAACCGCCGTATTTAATTATGGCGCAGCGCCAGCAGATGCATCGCCAATTAATTCTATTTCTTATTCTACTTCTCCAGTTTGCACAATACATGGAACAAAAGATTTATTGATTCCGTTTTCACAAGCAACAAACTTGAAAAACAAACTAGATCAATATAGAATAAGGAATATTCTAATTAGTTATGATGGTGGCCACAATCTAAACGAAGTTCCATGGTATGTTCAACTGTACTTGGATTTAAGAGGGTTGTGGTTTTTAACAGGTATACTAAAACCATAACTAAATATCCCGAAGGAGATTCGGGATGTCATGGATTTATAAAGGTGAGATAGTAGAAGATATTGGTAATTATATTGGATTTGTATATATGATTACCAATCTTCGAACCGAAAGAAAATATATCGGTAAGAAGAATTTTTATTTCTCAAAAACAAAACAGCTCAAAGGCAAGAAAAAGAGATACAAAGTAGAGTCTGATTGGAAAGACTATTTTGGATCTAACGAAGAGCTAAATCATCACGTAAACATATTTGGACAAGAACAGTTCAGAAGAGAGATCCTTAGATTTTGCACATCTAAAGGAGAAATGTCTTATTACGAAGCCAAATATCAATTTCATTATGATGTTTTAGAATCAGATCAGTGGTATAATTCTTGGATCTCTTGTAAGATTCATAAGAAACATTTGACTTTCTTAAAAAAAGGAGTATAATATGAAAGGTGGAAAAAAGTTTCGTAAGCAACTAATCAAGCTACAGAATCAGCTTGGTAAGATCGAAGGTAAGAATCTTTGGTTGCAGATGAAAAAGGAGAGTATGAATGGCGTGGCCACATAAGAATCGTCCCCGCAAGGGTCGCCGTAAAGTCGGCAGTCAGAAGCGTAAGGCTCGTCGCTTAAAGGGTCGTAAGCGTAAGTAATTTAATCAAGAAAGGTGAATAAGTATGAATAAGTTTTTTCTAGCAGCAGCATTTGTTCTCGGTCTATCAGGTTCGGCATTTGCTCTAACAACTCATGACGAGACACACAACGGTAAGACTGTTGCTGTTCCTGGAGCTCAGAAGAGTAATGGAGTATTTGCTCCTGCTGTTCAGGTAACACCACATGGTATGGTTGTAACTGCTCCTCCAGGTGCTGACGTCGTTGTTGATAATGATGAAGGCGATATGCAGATTGATATTGTTCCAACAGGCAAGAAGCGTGGTCTTCTAGGTCTAGGGTTTTTAGGAATGTAACAATGAAAAAGTTGAATCTGGACG